GTCAAAGCGTTCTTCGTTAGCATTATAAAGAATTGCTTTCGTCATAGCTTACGCCCCCAATACGGCGCAATCTTAACGCCTAGAATGTCGGCCCCTGCTTCAACTTGGATAGTATTCTTCCCTAAGTCCAAATAAGGCATCGGATATTGTGTATCCCGCACCACTTTATCCCACGCTTGCAAACGGCCGTTATAGACCTGTTGGCGTTGCATGTCAATAGTGATACCACCTTGGATACCTTTCAACTTCGTTTGCCGTCCGTTTATCGTGATAGTACAATCTCCGGTACCCTCAACCTTGATAATAGGGTCGCCCAGCACGTTGCCGGGGTTGTTAAATACATTGTTTTCCCTAACTACCAAAGGCTTAAACTCCAGCCCCTCGTCAATGAATTTGATAGGGTGCAATAGGAAGCTGATATTTACACGGCCAAACGCCCGGATAATCTCTTGAATGTCGAAAGACTCCGTAACGCTGGCTATGTAAGTATGCCCTTCGTCCCACGATAGTTTCAGCGGGTGGTACCCTCGCACGTTGACCCAATCACTGATGCGGTCTTGTGCTTTGGTTAGGTCGTCAGATGCTCTTACAACAAACGGGTAGGAACGGTGCACCGGTAATAGGCGCTTACGGTCGCGCAATAGAACGCCGTCACGCCCCGGTATAGTGACTTCCTCGACTTCGTAAACGGTCGATTGGCTACTTATATCATTTGTCAGCAAAAGGCCTAAATCAGTGCTTTTTACACTGTTATCAGTAATATATGCTTTTGTCACGCTCTCGCCCCTTCCGTTCTCATGTAATAAGTAAATTCCTTAAACAGTCGTTTCTGTTCTTCCATGCTTACACGGCCACCGGCTCCACCTGCACCGCCTGCATTGAAGTTGTATTGCCTGTTGTCGTAAACGGCATTAGATACCGCTGTACCTGCACCACCTAGCGCCATGGTTCCGGCCATGTTGACCCGCGGTAAAGCACTTTGCGCCAAAAGTGTAGCGCTCTTTGTCACTTCGCCTTGCATATCATCAAGACCCAAGGCCAAACCCTCACCGGTAAACTGACCGATTGCACGCGTTACCCGTGACGGCGAATGGATACTTAAGGCACTTCGCATGGTGCTAGCCACGTTTGATGCAATCGCACTGGCTACCGCATAGATAGACCAAGCGGAAGCTGATAGACCGCTAGCAAAGCCCATGCCTGTCCAATATCCGGCACTCCATGCGCCACCGCTTCCACTTCCTAGAGTGGAAACAATTTGGTTGACGCCTGCGCTTGCTATGCTGTTAGTGGCGTTCATACCTTGCTTGAACGTGTTGTTTAAGGCATCAATCACGCTTGTAATAGCGCCTGTCACGCCACCTCGGCTGTTGTTGATACCGTCCGCAAGTCCTCGGTCAATGTTTTCACCATGACTGCGGAACACGGTAGACGGCGAATGAATACCTAACGCGCTCTTGGCGCTGTCATCTACCGTCTTAGCAAGGTCAGAACTGGCTTGCCCTGCTGTTGTCGCACTGTCGTTGATACCACTGACAACGCCCGATACAACGTTAGACCCGATTTCTTGGCCTTTGCTTTCTGCGTTTTCTCCGGCACCCTCTGCCACACTATCGGTTAACTTGGCACCCGATGCTTTAACATCTGGCGCTTTTTCCTCAATCGCTTGTGGCACACCGTCAACGGTCGTTTTAACCGCTTCTTTAACGTTGGTGTTGTCTGCCTTGATACCTTCGCCAATCTGCTTAGTTACCTCTTGCGCTCCGGTCTTAACACTCTCTGCGCCGTCAGTGATACCGCCGGTTACGCCGGTTTCAACCACTTCTTTAACTGACGCTTTCATCGTGTCTTGGCCTGCCTTGACCCCTTCATCAACCTTATTCATGATTTCCTTACCACGCTCTACAAAACCGGCATTTGCCATTTGGTTTTGCATACTCTCGGAAACCTTATTGACAACGTTCATAAGGCCATTTGGTAAGTCGCCGTCTTTAATGTTCATAGACTTCAAATAAGCGTCCTTACCGGTCTGCCCGGCGTTAGAATAGCTGTTGCTAAACTCTTGTATCGCGCTATCCGGTTGGCTAGCCAAGGCGTGAATTTGCGCATAGGCTTCCGGCCCTGCTTCTTGCAATTTAGCAAGTAATCCTTGGTCGATACCAAGCGCGCTTAACCGTTGCATATCTTGCGCCCATTGCTCCACCGCTTGCGTGTTATGCGCCAAGGTGCTTTGCATGTCTGCAAACACTTCATCAGTGCTCTTGACGTACTTCTTACCCTCTGCGGTCGTACCTTCAATGGTCGTCTTAATCTGATTGGTAAAGTCTTGCGCGTGCGTCTTAACATTCTCTAACTGCTTAGTCATGTTGTCCGCAACTCTTTGCTATTCGTCATTGAGTTGTGCATAACTCGTTATGATTGAGTTGTTAGCCTGTTGCTGACTAGCTACCATTTCTTGGTCTAACTCAAGCTGGCGCGCGTTCAATGCTTCGCGCTCTGTCGCTAGTCGCTTCTGCGTGTCGCCTAACTGCGTTTCTGACGCTTCCAAGTCCTTGATAGCCTTCTTAGTCTCGCCCATACCAAGGCCCCAACCAGCAAACGATTTAGCCACCGCATCTTTGGCCGTTGCTAGCTTCTCGCTGTTCTGTGTCAGTTGTGCTTGCGCTTGGCTTTCTTCCTTGGTAATTTCTACCAAGCGTTGTTGGATAGCCACGCGCTCTGCTTCCTTGTTGTGCACTTGAATTAAGCCCCTCAAGGCTTCCGCGTTCATGTTTATTTGCCCTGTCTGCTTGTCGTATTCAAGCCCCAAGCCTTCCATTTGGTTATTAAGGTCTTTCACCGCGTCTTTAAGCTGTTTCTTCTCAAGCGCGCTCTTGTTCTCCTTCTCGGATAACTTAATAACCTTCTCGCCCAAGTCGGCCAAAGACTCACCTTGTGCCTTAGCTGACTCTTGCGCCTTTTGGAAGCTGTCTTGGTTGCCGGCTATCGTGTCACCTAACTGCTTAGACGCTTCCGCTGTCTTCTTGGCCTCGTCCGTCATCTTTTGCATTTCCGGCGTCATCTTGATAAATGAGTCGTAAAGCAATTTACCAACGGCCACGACTGCACCAATAGCCAATGCTGCCGGGCCTAAAGCACTCCACGCGCCTAGAATAGCCATTTTCAAGGCTGTAAAGCCACCGGCCAATAGCCCCAATACTCCGGAACCTGTCGCCATGGTCGCGTTAGCAATCGCATAATTGATAGCGAACCCCTTAGCGGATATAGCGGATACTTTAAGTACTGCGCTTAGACTATTAAACAATGACAACACCAAGGCTTGGCCCTTAACCACCGCAAACGCCGTGGCAATACCAAGCAAAGCTGGCGATAATGGTTTGAGTGCTCTCAACAATACCCCAACGACTACCCCAACTGTCTTAAAGAACGGGATAGTTGCCCGGATAGCACCATTGATAGCCCCAAAAGCGCCATTTATGATGTATTTAAGGCTTGTTAGGTTCTGACTAATGTTCTTACCTGTCATAGCCTGTACAAGCTCGTCTAAGGCCCTAATACTGCCCTCTACACCTTTAATGATTGCGCTGTTGATATTCTTCATGGCGGTATCTATACCGTCTGACGATTTAAGCGCCATTTCTGCGAACCCTCCGGCCCGCTCGCTGGCTTCAATCAGTTTTGCGTTAAACTCACTAAAGGTAATACTACCGTCCCTTAACGCGCCGTATAATTTGGTCTTGGCACTCTCGCCGGTAAAGCCAAACTCCTTAGCCACGGTCTGCAAACCGTAAGCCATGGTTTCGTTAAGCGTCTTCCAGCTTTGCATGTCAACCTTGCCACTACTCATCATCTGAATATACTGGGTAAGCCCACGCTCTGCGTCACCTGCGCTAGACCCACTGGCAATAAAGGCGTTGTTCAGTGCTAAAGTCGTCTTTGTAGCCCGGTCAATATCCCCGGTCATAGATGCAATTTGCTGTGCCGTGGATACCACGCTGTCTAAGCGTGTCGGCAAGCCCTCAATGCCCTTAGCTAAGGCCCGCACACTCCGGCTAGACTGTTCGGCGCTGTAACCCATTGACTGCATAACCCGTGGATAGCGCTGTAAGGTGTCAAACCGGCTAATAGCGTCACCTGTTGCTTGTGTAACGGCCCCAAGGACTGCACTAATCAACTTCATAGCACCAAAGGCTTCTACCAGCTTGCGTACACTTACGCCGGCTTTTTCTGCACCCTGGCCCATTTGTTCTAGGCCTTCCTTACCTCGTCTAGCTTCTTCCGGCACGGCTTTTAGGGCCTTTCCGCCCTCGTCGCCGGCGCTCTTAATCTTGCGCCCTGCTTGGTCTGCTTTGTCCCCAACGTTGGTTAAGGCTTGGCCCGTCTCGTTGGCTTCCTTCTCGGCCTTATCAAGGCCCTTGCTGGCTTGGTCTGCGCTAGCTGATACCTTATCTAGGCCTTTGCTGTCGTCTCCGGCTTTCTTTACCGCCTTACCTGCTTTGTCGGCCTTCTCGGCCATTTTATCCATAGCTTGCCCGGTCTTATCGGCGCTTTGGCTTGTCTTATCTAAAGAC